CAATCCGCCCATCATACCCGCTTGCCTCGTAGCACCAGCGGCTTGCTGGGCATTAAACATATTCGCCGCATTGGTCGCTTGGTTGCTTATAAAGCCCAAACCCGATTCTGGGTTTAAGTATTGTGGCCCTGAATCCAACCCGTACTGAGCACTCCCAAATAGTTGCCCACCTGCACCAAGGTTGTTCTGCCCTTGGCGCTGAAGGATAGCCTGGAAGGGGTCTGCACTCGTAGCTTGCTCTAGCCCTACCATTTGGGCGGCGCTTGCTCGCTCCGCGCCTAGTCCCTGCTGGCGGTATTGCTCCTCCATCGCCTGCTGTCGCATGATCCGCTCAATGTCCTTTTCCTCTGCCGTCAATTGGCGCTCCACCCCTGCGGTTTGGCGACCCAATTCCATCTGCTTTGCTTGCATCTCTTCTTGAGCCGAATATCTGGCGGCATCCTGTCGGGCGGCTTGATTCGCCAGGACGGTCTGCTGATCCAATTGAGTGCCTGCCAATTCCTGTTGCATCCCTGCCCCCACCCCAAATTCGGCGGCGCGGTTTGCGGCTTGCTGATTCGCGAGTTGAGCTTGTAGTCCGCGACCCAAGTCAGACTGCTGTAGTCCGGCTTCCTGTCCGAGCACTTGCTGTGCGTACTGGCGGTTGAGGGCTTGTCGGTTGCGGTCTTCCAAGAGGCGTGCCTTGGCTTCCGCCAACCCGGCGCTCTGGTCAAAGGTTCTGCCCATCATGGTGCTCTGGGCTTTCATGGCTTCTGAAATTTGGCGCTCCTCGCGACCGGTCAGACCACCCGCCAAAGAAGTTTCCGCATCCGACATGAGGGCTGTACGCAGGGTGTCCGCTCCTATCTCCCCGCCTGCGATGTCGGCTGTGGGTCGGTAGTCGGTCGCCGCTCTTAGGGCGTTGGGAGATCGCGCCATAATCGCGGTCATGCCTTCACTGGTTATCGCGTCTATGCCCTTGTTCTCCGCTGCTGTGCGCGCCGCCAAAGAGTCAAGCGCCGCCCCCTCAAATAATGGGTCTTTGGGGATTGCGGACAATCCCTTTTCGCCACCCGCACCGATTCCACGCGCTTGGGCCAGTGCTCCACTCAAATCACCTTGAGCGCGGTATGCGTCAGTTGCCCTACCGCCAAGACGCTCCACGTCCGAGATGTCAGCTTCCCTGGCTCTTTGCTGACCGCCCCTGCCAATGTCTTCCGCTAGAGCGGATAAGCCGAGGAATTTGTTATTTTCGTCAAACCCTGCTTGGCGACCGGCGTCTTGCAGGGTGTAACCAAGACCCGGCAATTCGCGACCTTCGTCTTTGCCGTGGTTTTCGTAGTGGCGTTTGCCGTGTTCTTCTATCGTAACTTTATCACCCGCTTTCCTCCTGGCCTTGAACCCGGCGTGAACATCAGGATTGTCCTGCACGTATTTCGCGTAGTCTTCGTTTTGCACCGATTCCTGCACCGCGCGAGTATCGCCAAGCAGGTCTACCATGCCCGTGCCTTCGCGAACTACGTCGCCTTCTTGAAGCGGCTTGCCCGTGTTGGGGTTGGTGAACTCAAACTCTAGCTTTACCTCTTCCTCCGGTATGCCTTTGGCAACGCCTTCGGCAATCTTGCCGTTGAGTTCACTAAAACGTTCAGTAATTGCTTTTAAGTTAGCGCCCTCGTTCGTAACTTTCGGGTCAAAGATGCCGTCCACAGTCATCAACTCGTCTTGTTCTACATTTAGAAGACCTCCTGTGTCGGTATCAATGATGGCGTATTGGGGCATTAATGTACGATTGTTCATTCTGGCATCGTCAAGATTGCCACCCTGGGCAGTCTGAATAATCTGATACCTGCCGCCAGCGGTTTGCGTAGGGGCATCGCCGTCCACCTGTTCGTTGGTCACGATTTCCGCGCCGGGGATGCCGTACTTCCCGGTCTCAGGGTCTTTGACTACCTTTTGCTCCCCACCCAAGATCGTCTGGCGCAGAACGTCGGTATCAATTTGGGCGGTCTGTTTGCGGATCGGCGCTTCAACTCCCGTAAGGATGTCTCCGAGGTTGCCACCCTCAAATCCGGCTTCCTTGTAAATGTCTGCGTAATCGCCCTGACCAAGCAATTGCTCCATCTGAGCCTTCATCGCGTCTGCCATTCCTTCCCCGTATGACGGCTGCGCCGGATAATTGTACTGTGGATCGCTTCCCATAACTTATTTCCTCCGTTGAACTCTTTTAAAATCAAACCACTTCACGGGGCGGTCTTTACTAATCCTTGACCAACCCACCTTTGGAAGCGGATAAGGTATCCGCCCTATGAACTCTGAAACTGCATCCTTGCCTACTGCGAAGCGGACATACCAGGCATCGGGTGCTACTGCTCCCCACTGCTCGTCAGGGTTGCCGCCGTCCGTTCGTACCGCTTTACCAAACATCAGGCTGTGAGGCGTTATAAAGACGTACCCACCCAAGGTGGAGTAAGCGGCGATGTCTTTCATCAGATTGTCACCCGTCTTAGCGTAAAACGCCAATGCCTCTTCAAATGGTTTCATGTGCTTATCGTAGCTCCCAGCGCTACCACTTTCCAGTCACTGCCGTCCGAGCACGCTACCGTAGCCGCCCCGCTGTTGCCGTCCGTCACGTAAATCAATTGCCCCGCCGGTGATGCGGATGGCACACCGCTCACCGCATAGGATGGCAAAGTCATTATAGTACCGCTAATCGTGCCACCCGTGAGCGCTACCGCATTGCTTGCTTGGGTGGCGATTGTTCCTAGTCCGAGGTTTGTACGAGCCGCGCTTGCGGTGGTTGCGTTCGTTCCACCGTTTCCGACTGCTATGGGAGTTGCCACAGTCACGCCGGGTTCGCCTAGCTCGTTTAGCGCTGCGGCGGTTACGTCAACGCCCGTGGCGAAAGTAAACCCGCGAACAACGCTTGCGGTGATAGCCACTACGCCACCTCCCTGCGTGCGTTAAGCCCCTGCCCTTCCGCTTCTACTTGAACATGCCTGAAGGACGGTCTGCCCACTGAGACGTCTAGCTCAATGTTCCCCGAATAGCCACGCTTTCTGCCACCGCTGAAGCGTAGTAAAGCTTCTTCCGTACTTCCGCCCGTGTAGCTGAGTACTGTGGTACTGGAATCGGGATCGGTGGTGTTGAGCTTGATGGTGAATTCATCCGAAGCCACGAAGCTTGCTCCGAGTTGACCGCGCTTGAAGCTCTTTATGCCCTGCTCACCAAAAAGGTAGTCTCTCGTCTTTAGCTTGGCGGCGATTGCGGTGGTGTTGGACTCCGCACTACTGCCGATTTTGCGGTTGCTGTCATCCGTGGAGTTTTCAAAGCAGAGATACCAACCTGTGTCATTACACGCAAAGAGTCTGCGGCGCGTAGGGTTACTCCCGTGGGAGCATACTACCCAATCGTCCACATGGAATGCTAGACTACCGCTCATGGCGGGGTAATCGTCTACGCTAGTCCACTGGGAAGTCAGCAGGTCAAAGACGAAAATCTTGTTTGGAACGGTACTGCTTCCCGTGGGTACTGCCAGGAAATATTTGTTATCAAAAACTACACCGCAAGCCTTGTCTGCCGCAGCATAATTCACGTCAGCAAACTGGTCTTGGATCGGGCGAGTGAGCGGGATGGTCTCACCCTGCACTTTTGAAATTGCCACTCCCAATCCCTTGGCGGGGTCTACGCCGGGGGAGAGAACTACTACTCCGTTGTCGCTCAAGAAGTAAGTCTGTGGCCCTGACTGCGCTATGCTCTTTCTAGCCACGCAACCGTGCTGACGGGTAATTTCGTAAACGTTGGCGGCTGATGTGGTCGCAACGTTATTGATTAAATGAATGCTATTGCGGAAAAATACTATTAATTGGTCTTCCTGGTACGGTATGAAGCCCACGAGGAAATCCGCACTGCCCTTATTAATTCTGAATTGTGAGTCGGCGGCAGTAAAGTTGTTACTGTCCAAAAGATCCGACATAAATACGCTGTAATTGCTGTCCCCGCCAACGGGATTTGTGGTAACGGGGTTGGCGATGATTAGTCGGTTTCTGAAGCTGATTCCGTAGGGTGAGTTTGGGCAGAATGCGCCAGCGCCGGACGGACTACTAGTCTTCACTACGAAATCCGTAGGTGAGCTATGATTGCCGTCCCACTCCAATGGACGCTTTGCAGTTCCGCGAAAGAGTATAAGCTTCTCAAAGTTCTGCACAAAGGATGCGTTGTCCGCGGTGGCGACCACCTCGCCAACGGGGTATTCTATGTTTATGCCACTGGCGTTGTCATCGTTGTACAGGATTACTTTGTCCTTGGTTGCCGCAGCTATGAACTCCTCGCCCGAAGCGGGATCTGAGAAAGTAGTCGCACAGAATATTTGCTCCGTTCCCGCAGAGTAAGTCAGCGTGACTCCACCGGCAAGGAAGTCTATCCCCTTGCGGACTGTTGCG